CCTGTAATAGTACGACCTACTAAATTAATTGTATTACCAGTCGTTGATATAGCTCTTAAAACTTTTTGTGTGTCCCATTGTCCGTCAGAAACACGTAACATTTGTTCTCTTGGATAAATTGTTTCTGATACACTATTAAATAAAATTCTAAAAAATAACTCATGTCCCTTTTGAGTACCTTTTAATCGGTACATAGACTTAATGTTTTTAATTAAATTTCTTTTATTTAAATTAGGAGCTAAATTTTCAGGTATTGTTTTTAAAAACTCATCTCTAAATTTTGTTAAAAAATCAGAAATAACGTTATCAGTATCTCTAAAGTTTGTAAGTTGTTGAATGCTATGTACAGGATTAGGACGATAGTTATTAATGATTGCTTGTGCGTTAGAAGAATTGCCTGTTACAATTTCTCCCTTTATAAATTTATCTTGTGCTGATATAAAAATTCTATTATTTTCTAAATCTTCAGCAACAACAGTGGATGTTGCGTTTGAAGTTTCGCCTGTAATAACTTCACCAACTGTGAATTTACCAAAAGATGAATCTTCTAAAATTAATTTATCACCAGCGTCTAACTGTGTTCTTTCAGAACTGATTTTACTTCCGTCTAATAATAAATTATCTGTACGACCCGTTTCATTTTCTAATGATATGCCGTCAGTAGATTCAATTGATGTAACCTGCATTTCGGCAGATTCCATAAATGTAAAATAAGTTTTTAGAAATTGTACAAATTGTGGATGATCATCAACTACAAAATCTGGTAATTGACTATTGATAAGTGTTGAAATTTTATCATTAAATTTTGCCATTGTACATTAGTAACTTGATGTTGTTGTATATCCTACTCCAGCCTCAGATGATCCTCCAACAAAAGTATCTTCAACAACCGTTATGTTTGAATTTGCAACATCTATTTCTATAATTTGATTTCTAACAGGAACAACATCATTTGAAGCAGGTGTAACTGTTAATTCTATAACTGTTGATGTGTTACCTCTAATATTTGAAATTGAAGAAACATTTAAAGAATTAATTGTAATTTGTCCTGTAGAATAGTCTATAGTGCCTTGTAAGTTATTTGCATATGTTCTAATTCCAGAAACAAGATAATATCTTCTTACATTACCTTGTCCATCATCATCTAAAAACATTTCCCTTGAGTCACCTGAAACTGTAAATCCTGATGAAGAAAGAATTGGCTCGTGTCCTGTATGAGGATTATAAATTGCATTTCTAAAGTAAACATCATATTTTGTAGATGAATTTAAAGTTGGTGCAAAAGTCTTTCTAATTTCTAATGTTGTAATATTTGAAAGTATAGAACTATCAACATCATCTATGATTCCTGTTAATTTAGAATATCTAAACACACCATCAAATCTTTGTAATGTATTTGTATTAAAATCTGATATAGCATCTATGACTTCTGATTGTAAAGTTTCAGCAGTTTTTGATGTTGATTTTTTATCAAATTTAGCATTTACACTTAATAATACAGAAGTTATTTCTGGATCTACAATTTCAGGTCTTACAGACGCAACATTATAAGGACGTAACGAAGTAATAATATTTTGTTTTGTAGAATTTGTTAAAGTAGAACCTGATGCAGCCTTGATTGCAATTTTTACAACACCATAAACTGGAGTTTCATCATCCTCTCCACCCCAAGCACTTATTGATAAAGCATTTGGATAAATTGATCTGACTAAAGTTTCATAATCAGTTGTTGTGACAGCACGATCTTGGGCTGTATATTGTAAAGGTGCGTTATATCGAATTGATTCCTTTGACTCTGATTCTGCACCTCCTTGTGCTGATGAATTAGTTGTAATAGAAACATTTGTAAAACCGTCTATTGATCCTGTTAATGTAAATGTTGAAGTACCATTAGCTTCAGTTTTATTTGTAACAATGTATTCTAGTATGACAATATTACCGTCTGATAAATTTTGTCCTAGTACACCATCACCAAAATATACTTGGAATTTTCCGGTATCTGTTTCTTGTAAAAAATATGCTTTTGATGTTGATGTTAAACTTTTTAAACCATTTGCAAGTGTGTATGTTGTCAAAGAGGTATCAACTGCTGATGTCTGAACTGTAACTTTTAATGTTGAGGTATCAGCATTTACACTTGGAATAATAAATTTTTGATCTACGTCTGTACTATCAACTGTGTAACGATAAGTTACCAGTGTACCTTCATATATGTTAATGTCAGAAAATCTATAAACTCCATTTGATGGTGTAATAGTCGTATCTGCATTTGTAACAAATTCATATGATATTCCATCTATCGTAGAAGTAAACGTTGTTCCTTTATTCATTGTTACTGAAGTTCCTGAAGCATTATTTAAAAGTATATCTACATTTGCTACAGGAGCTTTTGGAGATGACGGAGTATATCCCAACATTTTTGCTAATGAAACAATATTTTTTCTTATGTCAGCACTATCCAAATATAATTCGTTTGCCAACATATTGGCATTAAAACCTAGATAATGTGTATTGTAAGCAAGTGTATCTAATAAAACAGCAAAACCCGATCCTTCAAAATTATAATCTGAAAATTGAGTTTGATCTTGTAAAAATGCTCTTAAATTGGATTTGATTGTATCAAAATCTAAATCTGAAACTACGAATTTATTACTTGCCATTTTATCTTAATCTTTCTAAAAATGTTTCTACTGTTACTGGTTCAGGAACGCCAACAACATAAAACATAATTCTTAAATGATAACTGTTTCTATCCAAATCTGGACTTGCTAAAATTTGAACTAAATTAACTCTTGGTTCAAAATTATTAATTACTTCAGCAACTTTTCTTTGTAAGTTAAGAGCAGTTAATGGTGACATTGGTTCAAACAACATTGCTCTTACATCACTTCCTATTTCAGGATGAAAAGGTCTCTCATAATGATTAGTGTTAATCAAATTTCTAACACTTCTTTTAACTGCCTCTACGTCTGTCAATTTATTAACGTCATTAGTGACAGTATTGCGTCCAAAATTCAAATCTAAATCTTTATAGATTCTATTAGTTCTTTTCGAATTATTGGTGCTACTAGCATCATAGTTTGACATAACAGTAATATTTATACACTAACCGGCGAAAACATTAGGAGAACCTTGAGCATTTGTACTTCCACAAGATATACTATCCCCTATTCTAGCAAGTGCTTTTCCATTGACAAAAACAGTTGATGAACCTGTTGCTTGACTGCCTGCGTGGCATGATGGACCGCAACAATGTACTGCCCAACCATCTCCAACTCTATGAGCACCAATACTGTTTATAAAAACATTACCAGAAGCACTAATATTTGCTCTAGGTGGAAAACAACCGTGTCCAGTACATTGATCTCCTAATCTAACTGCTGCTTGAGCCATTATCTTCCTAAAGTTTTTGTTTGTCTATTAATGACATTTTGTATTTGTTGTTGACCTTCAGTCCAGTCATTTGTTACTGTAATAGTGTATGTTTCAGATAAACTATCACCTAAATCACTTGTAGCTGTAACAACATATGAATATACTTGTGAAATTGTATCATCTGGAGTATATCTAATTAAATTTCCAATAGCACTAGGAACATTGTTATAATTTTGAACGGAAGTATAACTACCATTACTAAACCAATTCCAATTTGTATCTGTAAAAGGTGTTTCGTAATTGCCTGTTATAGAACAACTAGCAACTCCATTTATTAACGATACTCCAGTATTTGAAGTATTTGCGGTTACAATTACTGAAACAATACTATCTCCAGCTTCGTCTGTAGTAGCAGATATTGTTTTTGTAAAATCTTCAATAACGCTTATTTCACCTAAATCAGTATTAACTGGAGAAAAAGTTATCGGCATTGTGAATACCCTTGTACTCTACAAACAGCAGGCATTATCTACTCAATTTCTTTGTTCTACCCCAAGGTAACTTAATTGTTTCACTAATTTGTTTACCTTTTTTACTAATATATTCAACACCTATGAATTTATCTTTAAATTTTGACTGAACCGACTTAACTGCCCTTGTTAAACTCATTTGTTCTGTTTTTTCTTCTTGTCCACTTTCATTCCAAAAGTAAAATTCTCTATTTTTTCCCATTTTTTATGCTCCATTAAATAATGCTGTTATATCTTCGATTTTTTCTTCATTTTCTTTGTGTCGGCATTGAGTACAACACACAGTTTCGTTTTTTTCGCCATAATCTTGTAAACAATACCCTTTACAATGGCAAATATGTCCGCAATTTTGACAATATTCTTTCATATCTCTATTTATCTAAAAATTACAACGTCCTTTTATCGCTCTTAACTCGGTTTCCGACAAATTTTTCTGATTTTTCAACGCTGATTCGCCTATTTGCTCTAAATCTGGTGCAATTTTGCAACTTTTTACACAATTTGTTAAAAAAATGAGAACAAATAGTGAACAAATGAGTAAAATAATTGATTTTTTTGACATTTTT